GCGCAACAGTTACACATGCTTTGTCAAGTTATTTTCAAATTGACGTTTGGAGAGATGATGAACATTGTCAATTCGTTAGTTATGATGGCGATTATGATGACCCAACAATAGTTAAAGAAAAGACAAAACAAAGCGGCTCTGAAGTTAAGTTTATTCCAGATAATACAGTTTTTAATGGATTAGAATGGGATTGTGATAAAATTAAAGATGAACTTCAACTTCATGCTTTATTGAATAATGGAATTACATTTATCCTTTATGAAGTTAAGGATAATAAAGTAATAAATACTTGGAAATATCTTTATACAAATGGTATAAAAGATATGTTAAAAATTAAAACCGAAGGCTTAAATATGATGACAGCGCCGGTATATTTCTCTACTACCGTTACAAACGATGCGGGAAATACTTGCGATGTTGAAATGGCTTTCGCTTATTGTGACAAAGGTATTGAAACTATTTATAGTTTCGTCAATGGCGGTTATACACCAAATGATGGTACACATGTCACAGGATGGAAAACTGGCTTTACATCTTTAATTAATAAATTAGCCAGGGACAATGAATATCTTAAAGAAAAAGATAAAAACTTTAGCGGTGAAATCGTCCGTAAAGGTCTAGTCTTAGTCTTAAGTATTAAAATGAGTGAACGTCCAATGTTCGCTGAACAAACAAAGAAAACCTTAAATAGTCCAAGTGCCCGTGGATATTGTTCAAAGGCAGTAGGACAATTAGAACTAGATAAGAAACAACTTAAACAAATTCTTGATAAGATTGACATTGAACAAAAAGCCGAAGAGGCCGCTCAAAGAAAAAGAGAAGCTCAAGAAAAAATCGCTCGCGGCGGTAAGTCAATGAATAGTTTAAGAGACTTACCAGAAAAATTAGCAGATGCTTCAGACTTTACAGATGCAGAAATCTTCTTCTGTGAAGGTGACTCTGCGGCTGGCGGCGCAAAAGACAATAAGGCTCCAAACCAAGCTGTCTTACCATTGCGCGGTAAAGTTTTGAATACAACTTGTAAGGAATTAGCAGATGCAATTAAATCTGATACAATTAAAGATATTCTTACTTGTTTAGGTTGTGGTATCGGTGACCACTTTAATATTAATAACCTTCGTTATAATAGAATTATCATTATGGCGGATGCTGACGCCGATGGTGGACATATTGAAAACTTACTTATTACCTTGTTCTTGCATCACTTACCAGAGTTAATTTTACAAGGTAAAGTTTATGCAGCCGTTCCTCCTCTTTATAGAACTGTGAATGGTAAAGAGACCAAATATTGGACCCCTGCGCAAATAAGTGAATATAAGAAATATATGCGTAATCACCGTAATGCTGAATCTACACGATTAAAAGGTTTAGGTGAAATGAATGGTGAAGAATTGTATGCTACAACAATGGATCCAACTAACAGAACACTTATTCAACTTACAACTGATGATTGCGCAAAAACATTACAACTTTATGATGTTTTAATGGGCAAATCTCCAAGCGCTCGTAAAGAATATATTATTAAGAACAAACTTTCCAAGTTTGATGCTGAAGATACATTTGACGATTTCGACGACGAGGAATAATCGTTGCCTAAGTCGATAAAAATAAATATATTAAATATAGAAAGAAGAAAACACATTATGAAAAATTCAGACATTTTAAAAGCACCAAAACTATTTAAGAAACCAAAACAAGAAAAAGTAAAAGGAACACCGGAAATTTGCTGCCCTTACTTTGATGAAGAAGAAAAGGCTTGCTCTCATCCTCAATGTATTCGTATGGTCGGATACGAATGTAAATATTGTAATAAAAAAATTAAATAAGGAGATATATTATGCCAGAAGAAAAGAAACCTGAACAACCAGAAATTACAGGTTGGGCACAAGTTAACATTACCACTGATATGCCAATGAATTTGATTGTTAACTTTATGAATGTTTTAAATCAACGCTTAGTAACAGTTGAAAATATTGTTACAACTATCGGTCCGGATGGAAAGGCAATTAGTTTAACAGACCTTTATGCTATCCAAGCAAAACAAGAACAAGAACGTTTAGCTAAAGCGCCAGAACAACAAAAAGAAGGAGAATAGTCATGAGTTTATTAGATGAAAGAACGTCTCAAAACTTCCTCATCTATGCTAACAGTGTTATTAAATCTCGTGCTATTCCAAGTGTTGAAGATAACTTAAAGCCAATTCATCGTAGAATCTTATGGACATTATATGAAGATAAGGTTTATGATGATGCCAAAACAAAGAAGTGCGCCACCGAAGCAGGACGTGTTTTAGCATACTCTCCACACGGTGAAGCGTCAGTTTATGGTGCGTTAGTTAGATTAGCGCAGTGGTGGAAACTTCGTTATCCACTTGTTTATATTCAAGGTAACGCTGGTAACCTATTAGGCGATAGTGCAGCCGCATCACGTTATACTGAGTGTAAATTATCACCACTTGGTATGATGATGTTGGAAGATATTAACAAAGATTGCGTTGATTTTAAACCAAACTATGATAATACTACTGAAGAACCAGTAACTTTACCATCAAAGTTCCCATTTTTATTATGCGGAAATAATAGTGGTATTGCTGTTGGTATGGGTAGTGACATAGTTTCTCACAATTTCACAGAAGTCAGTAAAGCCATTGAATATTATATGCTTCACAAAGATTGCACAACAGCAGACTTAATGAAGTTTATTCAAGGTCCAGATTTTCCTACTGGTGGCATTATTCTTAATGGCGAGGATTTACCAGCCATTTATGAAAGAGGCACTGGTAGTGTTAAAGTTGCGGCGCATTATGATATAACTAAAAAAGGTAAAGAAACTCTTATCATTTTCCATGATGTTCCTTACGGTGTGGAAATTGATGACGGTATCAAAAAACCTTTAAAGAAATTAGTTTTAGACGAAGGTTATGATGTGTTTAAGGATATTGTAGTTGAAAAGGCGGGTCCTAGAAACTACGACATCACTGTTACATTAGATAAAAATGCAAAAGTAGATGAGTGTTTGAAGATTTTATTCAGTAAAACTAAACTTCAATCTACAATTAAAATTAACAATAACTTTATTGTTAATGGTGAACCAAGAGTTCTCAGCCTTAAAGGCATGATCGCCGCATGGGTTGATTACAGAAGTAATTGTATTAAGCGTATTGCTCAAAATGATTATAACAAAACTAATCATAAACTCACAGTAGTTCTTGGTTTGCAAAAATGTATGAGTGATATTGATAAACTTGTATCACTTATTCGTGAGTCGTCTAACAGAGCTGCGGCAAAAAGTGCCATTATGAAGGAATTTTCTCTTAATGACGAACAAGCCGAAGCAGTGTTAGATATGAAATTAAGTCGTTTAAGTCGCTTAGATTTAGCAGAATTAGATAAAGATGAAAGAGATTTAACTGATAAACTCGCTTTATTAAAATCTACTATTGAAGATGAGAACATGCGTTATGGCATCATCAAGAGTGATTTAGAAGAAATTAAAAAAGTTATTGGTCCTGATAATAGATTAACAGAAATTTATTATGCGCGACCAATCGAAACAATAGATAAACCTGTAATTAAGGAAGAATTTAAGATTTATCCAAATGGTTGGCGTTTAAATAACGTCGCAGGTGTTGAAGTTATTGATAGTGATTTAATAGATGTAGTTTATGCCTATAGTATTGGCGATATCTATGGATATACTGCCGATGGTACTATTTCCCCTCTTGGTCATGATATTGACAACTTTATTGGAGCATCTGTACTTAATACAGGAAAAACTAAAATGGTAGCAGTTACTAAAAATGGTAATATCAAAGTATCCTTGCTATCTGATTATAAATTAAGCCGCAAAGGTGAAAAAGTCTTAAAGTTAAAAGAAGATGATGAATTATTATATGCGGGTTTCTGCGATGATAATGATAATATTATCTTGTTTGATGGCAACAACAAAATATTAAAGTTAGCAATTAAAGACTTACCTGTTGCGTCAAAATTAACAGTTGGCGTTAAATCTGGCTTTGCGCCATGTAGCGCCGCAATGGTTGTAACTGATAGTGATTTATTACTCTTAGTTACAAAAGATTTAAAAGGTAAATACACTCCAGTTAAAGACTTCTCATTAGATAGTCGAGGCAATAAAGGCCAAACTATCGGAGATGACACTATTTGTGTCCGCCGTATCGAGAGTGCGCGTGAAAATATCTATCTTATTCCAAAACAAGGTAAACCATTTACTCTTGCAAGAAATAAATTAAGTATTAAGAGCCGTACTGCGACAGGCGCCGCACTTAGCACAAGAAACATTGTAAGGATAATCTAGTCAGCCTAGATTATTCTTGCTTATGTGGTGTAACTGCAGTATATTATATATGTAATGTTAGCCACAAACATTATTTATTACTTAACATCAATAAGGAGATATTTAATGGATAAAATCGTTTTAACAGACAATGCTAAAGCAGTCCTTGAATTTATGCAAGCTAATGATAGAGTGTTAGTTGGTAAAGACATGATTGAAATGACAGGTATCAAAGGTATCTATCCAGTTCTTAATTCTTTAATTAAAAAAGAATTAGTTGAACAAGCTGAACCAGTCATGAGAGACTTTACAAATAACAAGGGCGAAACAAAACCAAAAGAATATAAAACCTACAGATTAACCGAATTAGGCAGAAATTATTACGAAGATTAATTAGTTGTTAATGTGGCAACAAATGATTAATAAAAAAACAAAAACAAATAGGAGTTACAAAAAACACAAATTTATGGCAGATTTTTTAAGAACAAACAACGTAAAAATCGTCGGTCATTTAATTAGTGCCGACATGAAAACTGGTGCTCGTAAAGATACAGGTGCTGGTTACATTTCCGGTAATGCGGTCGTTCAATCCGTTATCGGTGGTGAAAAGAAAGAATTTGAAATTTCTTTCTATGCAAATGAACAAACCCAAGACAAGAAAGTCAGCAAACTTTATACATCTTATTCTAAGATGAATGAATTAGTTGGCAAGAAAGTCGAAATCACAGGCGAACTTAGAGAAAATCGTTATTACAGCAATAACGCTAAACAATTAGTTTCCGCTCAACAAATCTCAGGTCGTTTCGTTCGTGGCGTTTCTGAAGCAACAGATGATGTCGCAACATTTGAATTAGGCGGCTTCGTCGTCTCAGAACTTACAGAACGTAAGAATAAAAAAGATGAAATCTATCGTTATGACTTACAATTAGGTCAAGCTAACTATGCTGGTAATGCAATGTCTATCTTTACAGTTAGCGCTCGTCCATCAGACATTGACATCATCAAAGGTTTACAAAGCATGTATCGCGCAGGCGACACAGTTGTTGTCAATGGTATGTTAGACTGGGTCGTTGAAGTTGTCACAAAAGAAAGTGATAACGTTGGTTTCGGTTCTGGTGCCGTCCATTCTTACACAAATAGAATGAGAAGCTTCTGGATCAGCGGTGGTTCTAAAGTCGTTGAAAAAGAAGAAGATGGTAAATATACTCAAGGTTTAATCCGTGACTTACTTAGCGCTTATAAAGCCAAAGATGTCGAATTAATGGACAGTGCTAAGAAAAATAGTGATGGTGATAAAGAAATTGAAGAAAAACCTCCAGTCACCAGTCGTCAAACAAGCTTAATTTAATAAAACTTTAATAAATAAGGGCGGTGTAACAACCGCCCTTTAGGAGAACCCAATGGAAAAAGAAAATACATTTGAAAAATTATATAACATTAACTTAGCAGACAAAACAAAAGAAAAAATTGGTTTAAAATATTTAAGTTGGGCTTATGCTTGGGCAGAATTAAAGAAACTTTATCCTGACGCTGAAAGAATTGTTTATAAAAGAAAAGTTACCACAAAGTCCACAAAGACTATTCCAGTCGATGGCGGTGGTACAGAAGTTATTGAAACAACATATGAAAACGAAATCCCATACTTCACAGATGGTAAAACTTGCACAGTTAAGGTTGGGGTTAAAATTAATGGTGTTGAATATGTTGAAGAACTTCCAGTTATGAATAATAAGAATGCCTCAATCCGCGCAGAAAGTGTAACTTCAACAGACATCAATAGAGCAATTCAAAGATGTTTCGTTAAAGCATGCGCTCTTCACGGTTTAGGTTTATATATTTATGCTGGTGAAGATTTACCTGAAGTTGATAAAGTCACTATTGACTATGAAGCATTAAAAGATGATAAGACAGAAGAAATTACTTCTGAACAATTTGAATTAATCCGTAAGGAAGTTATTCAAAAAATTCAATCTTCTAAAGATGATTTTGATTCAACATCAAGTGAAGAACTCACAAAATATATTCTTGCATTGTTCAACGGTAAGAGAATTTCTTTATTAGAATATCCTGTTGACTCAGAAAACCTTCAAAAACTTCATCACTTCTTAATTAAACTTTATTCTCTCATTAAGAAATAATGGCAGAATATAGCAGAAGACAGTTAGAAGAATTAATATGTGAATTAGTGGGAGTAACTCAAATTACTCCCCTAATCAACAAACATATTAGTGAACTAGCGTTGATTTATAAGATGACGTGGAAAGAAATTGCGCGTTGTCTTACTTATTATGTGGAAGTGGCGCGAGGAACATTGAGGGTTGAATATGGAATTAAAACTCCATGTACTTCGGTAAGAGAGAAGGCAGATAAGTATTTTAAACAGTTGGAGCTTGACCAACGCAAACAACAAGGCGAAGCCGCCAAAGTTGTAGAGTATCAAGAAAATAATATTATATTCAATATCAAATCATTACAAAATAAAAAAAGACAACCAAAACAATATGACATTAACGAGATAGACGTTAATAAAGGAGACCAGTAAAATGGCATCTGTAATTAGTAAAGATTTATTCGATACTAATGCGTCTACATATGTATTAAGTTACTTAATGCACGATCCGTTGATTTTGCAAAATGATAGATTCACATTTTGTAAAGATGATTTCTATAAACCATTACAACAAATGGTGTTTTATGCGATATTTAATATGGCTCAACTTGGAACGGAGAAAATATCTCCGCAAGATATTGACCTATATTTAAAACAATATGACGCGCAATACGAATTTTATAAAAGAGAAAAAGGCTATGAGTTCGTAATGCAATGTTATCAGATTGCAGAGTCTGAAGACGCAAAGTTATTTGAATTTTATTACAATAGATTAAAAAAGTTCTCTTTTTTAAGAGATTTAGAGGCGATTGGTTATGATACCAAGGAGTTTTATGATACTCAAGCAAATGCCTTAAATAAAGACTTAGAAGATGAACGACTCAACAAAACATCTTTAGATGCTATTGGCAATAGAATTAGGGCACACCTAGTTGAAATTGAAAATAGACATATCGGTAAAGATGATAGCACATCTCAAACCGCCGCAAAAGGTTTACGTCATTTAGTCGCGGAATTAAAAGAAAGTCCAGAAGTTGGTTTACCACTTGATGGAGAAATTATTAATTATGCGGCGAGAGGTGCCAGATTAGGAAAATTATATACATATAGCGCACCATCTGGTCAAGGTAAAACTAGATATATGGTTGGTAATGCTTGTGCAATTAGTTTTCCTTATATAGACAAGGATAGCGGTAAAATTATTTATCGTGGAACCTTGGAACAAGATGATTACCAAAAAATAGTATATATTGCAACTGAACAAAAGGCCGATGAAATTCAGACCTTGATTTTAGCATACGTAAGTGGTGTTAATGAAAGAAATATTCTTCTTGGAAGTTATACGCCAGAAGAAGAAGATAGAATTAATAAAGCACTTGATATTATTGAAAAATATCAAGACAACTTTATGATTGAGTATATGTCTGACCCAAGCATCGCGCAAGTCAAGACAGTTATGGCAAGATATATTATTCAACATAATATACAATATTTATTC